GTGGGGGTGGTAGGCGCTATAATCAATCATAAATAACATACCATCATCACCATATCTACTGATAAATGAAGATCTACACCCGTTTTCTTTATTTAAAGCACTATAGTTTACATTACCAAACCTATTACTGGGTCGTCCTGTTGCAGTATATAGGTTATATTGTGTATAAACATAACCATCCTTATCTTTGATCGTTTTGTTCTCAAAATGCCTATTAAACAATTCTACATCCACTTTTAACCTATTATGTTCAAGAATTCTAAGATTGTCAGTAATTGTACTATTGATACTATAAAAACTATCATCAATCTTGACGGATTTGAGTCTAATCAACACTGCATCATACATACTTTCAAACTTTTCCAAATGTTTTACCATCGGAATTGCTTTATTCAATTCACCATATTTTTGAAACTTAGTTTTGATAACATTATGTGCAGTTGTATCAAATTCACTATAATCTTCAACTTTACCGTCACTAATAAAGAAAATGATGTTAATATCAAACAGATTATTGATAGGAAACAGATGCAAACACTTTTTCTTATCAAATACCCACTTCTTACCTTTTAGTTTGTTGAAATCATTGATTAACGATCCTTTATCGATAAAGACATTACAATCTGGGTGATTTAGATTGATAATATATGTCGTTTTGGATTTGAGTATATGGATTAACACCATACACAATTCATCTACACACGGATGTACTTTTTCATCTGATTGAATACATTCAAGAATAAAATCAGATGAAATATGCGATTCTAGGAATTTAGAATAGGACTGTTTATCCAGACACACCATTGACACAATGTAACATTATAACAACTGTAAGTCAATTATTTACCACCCCAAAATTCAAGTGGGTCATTCAAATAATTTTTTATTCCAGTCATTTTTTTCTCACTTTCAACCAATGTTTGGATGTTTTGTTCTTGAACGCCTTTTCGTTCAAGTATTTTGTTTTTATATTGATTGTTTTTTGGACCTGATATTATCCACTGTATATAAATTTTATTATAATATTGACTATATATTTGGTTATATTTGTCTTTATTCACTTCTGTTATAGTTAGCTCGTTAATTTTTTGTGTAAAATAACGATTAATATATCCTTTTGTATAATCATTCTTTGTAACAATTGGTTTGTAATATGTCGGAAATGCGACATCAGATAAAATGTCACCACCCAAATTTTGATATTGTTGAGGTGTAATCATACAATTTTATTGATTAATTTTATATTCATTTATACCATCAGTAGTAAATGTTACTGCTTTATTTCTAATTGATCTGATACCAGCTTTTATTGTCGTTGTCCAATTACCATTGTCGATTTTATGAGACACATCTACAATTTGACACATGATTTCTCTTTCAGAATAAGGACTTGGTAAATTTTTCAAGCTAAACAACTGAAATGTTCTTAATCCGGATATACCTTGTAATGTCATTTCTACAGTAAATCCTGGTTGTTGTCCACCATAAATATTTGAATTTTTCTCAAAATCCATGTCATTCATCAATGCAATTAATAATGTTTCATTTGGTAATACAAGATTTACTATATTCCACCCAATTTCTTTACCTCCCGCAACACCTTGAGCACGATTCGCCTGTTCGGTGATTTTAAAAGTCATTATATAAGAACCATTTGTATTTGTAGAATTTTGAGGTGGTTTTTGTAATTGTTTAATCACTTCAAGATTATTATCAATCAATTCTGATTTTCCAGTTCTTTCTATTGAACCTGTTGGTGGTGTTGGTGGTATTAAATTAAATCTATCACCATATGGAAATTGTAACGATTGATTTGAATTTATTGTTCCGTTTGGAGATTTTGAATTTGTCTTATTTGAAGATGCGGATGCAATTACTTGATTAGCAGCAACATTTGAAAGTTGAGCAGTAAAATTTACACTCTTAATAAATTTATTTGTTGATCCTATATCAAATTGATAAATTTTAAGATTATTAAATTGTATAAATTTTTTATCGACAATCTTCAATTTATGATCGTCTTCTATTACAGCTAAATCCCAGATTTTACCAGCCGCATTGCTCATTTTATTTAACAAATCATTATAAAATTTTTCAACAGTATCAGCGGATTTTGCACATTCTATAATTACCTTTGTATTAACATACAAATCATTTAAATTCCCCCAATATCCAGCAGGCTTTTTTGATACCGGTTCTTCTGAATCCCATCTAGGAAAAGATTTACTTCCTATCAATTCACTTTGTTTTTTTCTTTTATTGTTTTTATTTCCTATTTTATCAGTATATCTAAATCTATTAATTATACGATCCAAATTATCTCTAATTACCGCACCACCTGTTCCTACACTACTGTTTTCTTCATTTCCAAATTGTATACCAAGTATATTAAAGTTGGTGTTTGTAGATCTAACCTGTGTACCTGTTTTTAAAACTTTAGCAACAGTTCTATCATATGGAAATAATGAATCATAAGTCGATACTTTTGTAATTTTAGATGAAAAAATATTTGGATTTCCAAATCCTACTTGTTTTTGATAATCATTGTCTTCAGGATCATCAGGTTGTGGATAATAAATACCCGCATTAAATTTAGGAGCCATTGCATTAGGAATTAATAAAACATTACCGTCACACGAAATTAAATTAGGATGTGCTCCGATAACTATATCGCTTGTGTCTATTTCATAAAGATCAAATGGTTTAACATCACTTGGTTTTATATCAATTGGCTGTTTAAAAAATAAATTAGCAAGTTCAACCAAAAATCCAAAAGTTACCCATACATCTTTTTGATCAGACTTATCCCAATCATAATCTGCAATCCCTTTCATCAAAGATTCATCACCATATTCATTTTTTCTACCAACGAAGAATCTATCTTCAACTTTTTTATTCTTATTTGAATCCAAATAAAAATCTTTGGTTATAAAGTCTTTTGATTGAGATTCTTGTTCGTCTAATGGATCAAAAAAGTTTCTACTTAATACAATACATGCAGGTAACTTTGTTACTCTTTTTTCTAAATAAGAAGCAAATGAAGATTGTACATTTGTTTTTGTACTATCCGATTCTACTTTTGATGCACCATTTACCATTACACCAGAATAATTTGCATGTTTAGATAATATTTCAGTTTTACATTCAAATGTAATACCATCTTGACTAGTAAAATCAAATCCACTTATTATACCCATTGTAACATCATATAATCCATATGATTCTTTTATATTTTTATCATACAAAACAGATCCACTAACTGTAAACAAGTCTTTTAAATTTTTTAAATTGCTCTTTCGTAAATCCAACAATGATGCTTGATTAAAATGATTCCAACCAAATTCAACAAATGCACTAATTTTTGGAGATAAAAAATATGGTGTCATATACTCCAATTGAGCATATCCATAACATTTCCAATTAACTGTAATTTTTCTAATTCTTTCTTTTTGTACTACCGCATCAATTGATGTAATACCAGGAACAGGCAAAAATTTTTGAACTGTTCTATTTTCTTTTGAAATTGAATTTGGAAACGATACCAAATTACCATCATTAGACAGATCTAATGTATGTGGTTCGCCTTCTGAATCATATCCCAATATATTTTTATTATCAGGTATACCATATACTTGATCGAATCCATATCCTCCTTGTAATATAAACCCACTTTTTTCAGGATAATTACTTTTCTCATTTACTTTGCCAGTACCATTAGAAAATACCCTTACCCAAGCCGTCATTGGACCTTTATAGTTTTGCCAAGTACCATTATCATCCCAAGTAACATTTACAGGATATTCCAATCCAATATCATTCTGTCTTCTTATAAATTCTTTGATTATCCAATTTGGAATTGGATGTGGTGCCCACGGTCTATTGTCTGGTGTTTTTGCCATAACTTATGAATTTAATAACTTAAAATCTCCTATAATATTATAAATATTTTGTGGTATTCTTAATTGAATACCTGCTGGTACACTCAATCTACCATTACCCAAATTATTAGCTTGAGCCAATATCCACCATAATGTAGGATCTTTATAATACTTATTAGCCAAAGCATCAAAAGTAGATACTTCATTTGTTATAACATATAAATCATTATAAGCAACAGGTATCACAGGATATAATAATGACTTATATACCCTTTTTCCATCCCATCTTTTATCTTGTTGTGCAAATGAATATCTATTCATAAATTATTATGGATTTTGTACTGTTTGTGGAACCAAATTTGGTACTGGCGGAACTAAATTTTTTCTTGGTTTATCCGGTACCATTATTTTATCAGAAAATGAATCTGGTTTTGATACAGGCAATCCACCTTGTTGATTAATATCAATTCCATTAATATAATCACCATTTTTATCCAATACTCTCCAAGCATTTCCAAAATTGTTTCCACCAGCAATTGGTCTTTCTTTTTCCAATAAATCTAAACTCAAATTTAATTCACATTCTCTAGGAAACTGTGCATAAGTATTTTTGCTATTGTTCAACTTAATAATTCCATTTAAATAAGTCCAATCATTTTTTTCTGCATATTCTTCACTGAAAGTTTCCCAGACACAGTTATCTGGTATATTCATACCAACGCTTTTAATCACCGCAGGTTGATATTTGTATATATCACCAATTGTAAATTTAACCAATGGAGGTATAATAAACTTAGAATAGATATTACTAGTAGTCTGTCCTCCTTGTGTATAATTAGCAGGTTTAGTTAATCCTACTAAATAATTAATTCTTTGCCACATTGGCAACAATTCTTTTATGCTATTAGCAACAACATTAAATTTAAAACTTAGTGTTCTGGAGAATCCTTTGTATGATTGTAATTTATCAGCTCTACCAATATATTCAATAGCAGTCCAATCTGCATTTAAGTTTTCATTTAATCCAGTAACTGTAGCTCTAAATGGAATATATTTATCATTTACAACATCATAAAAATAAAACTTTATTAAATCACTATCTTCAGTGTATTTATCATCAAAAACACTTCCTGATAAAACACTCAACAAATTAATTTTATCACTATATTTTGCACCAGAAAATCCTTTTCCATCTTCATCATCCAACAGTTGTTTTCTTTTATCTCCTCTAAATTTTGTAAGATATCCACCATTTCCATAATTAAATGGACTGGTTCCTTTTTGTTGTGCATATGGATCTTTAGTTAGTTGTGATATAAAATCATATCCTTTAAATGTTGCATTTGAAAATTGTGGGTTAATCAATTCAGAATCAGATTGTTTAACAACAGTATAACCCGCACTTTCAATGTTCGTTAATACTTGTTTTAAATTATCTTCTATATTCTTTACCGCATCAGATTCTTTATCTGTAAATTTAGTTGGATATTTTTGTTTTGAATCGGCATAATATGCCAAATTAATCAACATTTCAGAATTTTTAAATTCTTGATTTGGTTCAATATTATGTCCAACTGCTCTTCCATAAAATTGATATGCATCAGATCTTAAAGAAAGTTGAACTTCTTGACCAAATACTTTTGGAAATGTACCAATCGATGTGCCTTCCCATGGCCCTCTTTTACCAATTAATAAATAAGTACCATCAGCTTGTCTAAAATATCTACCTCTAACACCTGTTGTTTCATCAGTATCACCTTTTCTTACAGTATTATCACTCGTTCCAGCATACCATTTTTGTATAACTTTTTTATCAAATGTATGTTTTAATGTTCCTGGTGGTTGTTCAAATACAGCTCTTGTTGATGCCATTATACCGTATGTAGATTCCCCAACTTTATATTTTTCTCCATTTGGTTGACCTACTGGTATAAATGCACCAAATAATGTGCTAGATTTAAAAAAGTTTCCTACTCCAGATAAAAATCCTGCACTTTTACCGCCACCCCATGTATTTTGGAAATTCTTATTAGCATTAGTAGCAGTTGAACCACGAATCAATCCTTTACCACCAGCTTTATTGATAGATGGTAATGCACCTGCACCAACAGTTCCTTTTGGTGGTGTTGGTTTATTTAAACCTAAAGCATTTGATACTGCACCAAGTCCTAAAGCACCAAGGACACCACCCAGATTTGGTTCAATATGTCTAGTTGGACTAGGTATAATTCCAAAAGATGCAATACTAGTTGATGCTAAAATAGGCATCAAAGGATTGTATATCTTAGTTTCGTTGAAAGTATTTAGTCCTTGTAGTACTAATTGTTTACCTAAGAAAATTACACCGTTACCACTTACACTAAACTTTGATACTCTTACTACATCTTGTAATGCAGATCCAATTGGTAATGCTCTGCTTTCATATCTTTTTAAGCCATTTACACCTTTTCTTGCATTATTAGGATTAACAGTAATAAATGGTTGTCTAGGACCAAATCTTAACAAACCATTATTGTAATCGGTTTGTAATTTATACTTGTTATAAATCGCATCACTATTTTGTGCGTATAATACGCTTAATTCGCCAGGTTCTCTAAGATTATTAAATCCAGATGGCAATGTATAACCCGCACCAAGAATTTGCGTATTGGTAGTAGATATTGGAGCTGGTGTTTCTAAATTATTAAGATTTGCCATATATTATAAATATCCAACAGTTTATCATTGACCTCTAAATTTTGTAGCAACTCCAACTGCAGTGCTAACTTTTGTACCATCTATATTCACCGCAATGGCTCCACTCTTCATCAATCCTATTAATTCATCCAATTTATTAACAACTTCATCGCCACCTCCACCAGCAGCACCTTTAGCAGTATTACCTAATAAAGCCAATCCCGCAACATTTAATAGATTTACATTATTAATTTCTTTATTTAATCCTTTAATTGCTTCTGTAATGTTTTCTATTCCTTCTACTATTGCTTCATCTTTAAACATTTGTAATGTACCACCAATTGAAGATAGTGCCATTGAAGCATTATTTAATGCTGGACTAATAGCAGCCAATGCAACCAACTGTAACATCATACCACCACCTAAAAATGATAACATACCACCACCAGCCATTGATGCACCAAATGCAAGTACTGCACCAGACAATGTATATAATCCCATTCCAATTTTTAACAAATCAAGATTATTCATCAATGCAAATCCTTCACCAAATAATTTAGTAGAATATCCTACGGCCAACATTGCTGCACCAAATGCTAACATTACACCAACCAATGGCCATAAAATTGGTTGTAAAGGAGCCATTACTGCGGCTAACACCCCTAAAGTTACTCCCATTACTACTGCTGCGGTTGCCATTTTACCAAGTGAACTCCAATCAACACTATTAAATTCTTGTCCAGCTTTTGCTAAAATATACATTGCACCAGCAAATGCCAACATTGCAACACCCAATGATAATAATTGTGCAGGTTTAATTCCTTTAACTGTATCCATGAATTTATTTCCACCACCTGCACCACCACTAGTAGGACCAGCAGCAGCTGGTGCAACTCCTTTACCACCAACATTACTGGTAACATTTTGAACGGCTGAACTTGCACTGGATGCAGCGGATTTTGCAGCATCTGTTGCAGTTTTCACTACATCTTTAATTTTATTTCCCATCAACTTGTTAATGCCCATAAAAGCAAGTTTAAATGGCCATGTAATTGCATTAACCAATACAGTTGTCCAAGTTGTAGAACCAAATGTTGCTACTGCTAATATTACTAAACCTGCCAAACCAGCACCCCATCGTCCAATATCATCACTTTTTAAAAAACTAGAAAATCTATCCAATTGATCGGCAATTAATTTAAATAGATCAACACCAGGTGCAAAATAATCCCATATTTTTGAAACTAAATTGTAAAATTCTTTAAATGGTGCCAATACAAGTGTAACCATTATTCCACTAATTTTAAGCAAAATAGAAACAATTGGCATTAAACCATTGAGTATTGGTAATAGTATTTCTGATAGTTCTACCATTATTTGATTAATCGATGCGGTAATCTTTTCTTGTTGACTTGCTAATTGTTGTGATAATAATTCTTTCTTGTATTTGTCAGATAAACTTTCTTTTGTTTTATCCATCACTTTTTGTTTAGCTGTCAACTTTTCATATGTTTCAGGATCTTCCAAACGCAATTGATTCAATTCTTGTTGTTTTGCGTTCATCTTATCCATTTCTTCAACTGACATTCCCAATGCTTTTGCAATGCCCATTCTTTGAAAATAATCCATCTTCGATACATCACCAGCTTCTTGTAATAATCTAGATTGTTCTTTTGCAAGATTTTCTAAATCACCTGCATATGCCAATTCTCTTGCCTTTTGAAGATTAACATCTTTACCAAACAATACACTTGCTTCCATTTCATCATTTATTGATGTTTGAAAATCTAACATTCCTGCAGCAGCTTTACCAACTGCTTCTAATGATGTACCTAATCTTTTTGCTTCAATTGCGCCTTTTATCAATGCATCAACACTGCCTCTAATTAAAGATCTTACTTCTGCTGAAGGTTTTGCAACTTCTTTCATTACTGCACCATATGGAACACCAGCAGCTTTTGCCATACTAGCTGCAGCTCCAGCAGTTTCTCTGGCTACTTTTGATGACATACCACCAATACCCATGAAATTTTGCATTAATGCAGTAGAATCTTCCGCACTAACACCCAAATTCTGTTTCATCAAAGAAACATATTCTATATTTTCTCTATTTGCAATTGCAGTATCACCAAATGCATTTGCCAATTGTTGAGCAGATTCAGATGCAACTTCAACTGTTACGCCAAATCCAGCTAAATCTCTACTAGCAACTCTAATATTTGTTTCTATTTGTTTTGTTTGAGATGCTAAAAATCCCGTATTTTGTCTAAAACTCATTGCAGCATTATCCAATTCTGCAAATCTTTGAGCGGATAATTTAATCAATTCAAATCCAGCCGTTAATGGATTTTTTAATTGATTCATTGTTGAAAACAAACTAGCAGCTCTTTCATTTAATGGAGTAAAAACATTAATTATACCTCTCAATGCATCACCTTGTTCTTCCAACAATCCTAAATTTTTCTGAAGTGATTTGGCTAAATCCTTAGTATGTTCTAGTTCTCTTTCTCTTTCACGATTGATTGCTTGAAGCCCTGCCAATTCATCTTCTTGAGCACTATTCAAATTTTCTTGTGCTTCAAGTTCAGCTTGTCTTTGTTTTCTTTGATAATCGGACGATGCCATATGTATTATAAATATAATACCTATAGTTTTTTACATCATTTTCCTTTACTAATATTTGGTCTAGCAATAGGTTTATTTGAAGATTTATTTGATTTTTCCATTGCTTCTTTTTCTTTTTCTTTGGTGTCTATCAATTTTTTCAAATAAAAAATGCGTAAATACACAGGTAAATTATAAGCAATGTCCTGTGTAAACGCACCTTGTGAATGATATGCCAGACTAAATATCTGTTCGTGAATCAACAACTTATCTTCCGGTGTCAGGCCAAAAAAACTGTACCGTTAGCGGTACACCTATCCTTTCTTCATGATTACATTGTTCACATCTAAAGTCAAAATTCAAATCAATATCAGGAGTTCTTTCTTTAATCAACTTTCTTAATTCAAAACTGTCTCTGGATGTCAATTCTGTTTCAATAAATTTCTTGATTTCTGCCTTATCTGCATTTCCATTAACTGCAATAATTGTGTATCTTAATCTAGTAGTTACCTCGGATGTATTACCAGTTTTAATCTTTTGTAACATCTTTAACTCATTTTCAATTTGTTTTTCATCTCCTGATGTTAACAACTTACATGTTACTGTCTTTTTACAATAAGGAAGTTGAATATCAAATCGATTTACATTTGGTTGATATTTTGAAAATTCAATTTCTTTATAGTTCAATTCACCTAAATTAAATGTACATTCATTATTTTCTCTACATGATGGACATTTGATTTGAAGTGGACCATAATTATCGCCATAAGCAAATCGTCTTGTTGCAACAAAAATAGCATTTTTATCACCCAATAACAAATCATCCAATTTTACATCTTTATCTACTATAAGCGATTCAATTAATTTATCAAGAACTACACCCTTTTTAATATAATTTTGGTTGGTAAGAATATCTTCTTCTTTTGCAGTCATTACCTTCAAATTAATAGTACCACTACTCAATGGACTGGAAGAATCATAAAAATGTCCATTGCTTGGCAATTCAACCACTTCAGATGGATATGTAGATTCTTGTTTTGGTTGTGACACATTTCCAGCAAATTGATTAGCTGGTTTTGTAATAGGAATTGTATAGTCGTCCATAAATTATAACTTTCAGTATACCAATATATAGTATAAAGTTATAATTTTTATTTTATTTAATTAGAAGATTGTAATTGTTCTTTAGCAGATTTAACTAAATTTTGTTTTGATTTCAATTCATCACTTAATTTTTTTAATTCTTCGGCAGATTTTGATTTATCCTCTGGAGAAGTTGATGTTTTACTTTTTTCTTGTGCGATTTTGATTTTATCATCTACTGCTCTTTTTTCCAACTCTCTTTGTAGAACCAATGCTTGATTTGTTTTTTTGGTAGCTGCTTTTATTTTTGCATCATCCTCCATCAATATTTCATTAATTAACTTAATCAAAGATTCTTTTATCTTTTTTTTGGATGTTGCCATTCCTTGTTTTACCGCATCAAATAATTCCTTTGCCAATTGTGGATTATTAGGAACGGTACCTTTGAATGATTCAAAATCATTATTTTTAAAAAATTCTCTAGCCATACTGGCACTCACACCTTCTACTCCTTCAACACCATCTTCTCTTTCACCACTACTGACAATATTTAAAGTACCAAATCTTGGTGTTTTATCCATCCCATTCCAAGTATTCAATAACTTTGTAAATTCTGGTACTCTATCACTACCACAAACAAATGTAGCATCAGTATAACCATTTGCCTTTAATTTATCTGCGGCTTGTAACACATTTTTGATTGTCATATCATACACAATCTTATCTTGTATACTAGGAAATAGTTTCTTTAAAAAGTTTACTTTAGTTTGATAATCCAGTGGGTTTTTATCTGGGTCTTGTGATTGACTTGTAAATATATAAAAATCACCACCATCTGCAGCATCTACTACAGTATCAATCAACTTCTTGTGTCCAATTGTAGGAGGATTAAATCTACCAAATGCAAATGCTACATGTTTCTTCATATACAATAAATATTCTAATATAAAATAAAAAATCCCAATTCTTTTGGAACTGGGATTTAAAAGGAATGTTTTTGATAAATCAGTATTGTAAAATACAATAATCTACGCTCAAAGTTAAGTTAATTGTCATAGCTTCACCACTGTCTGACCAATCTAATTCACCGAAATCTGCACTAGTAATAAATGCACCTTTGAGTGTCCATTCTTCTACTTTATCACCCACAGGTCCAAGAACATTGACGGTTAAATCTTTCTTATAAAAATCACTATAACCATCACGACCAGTAACAGATTCGTGTCCTAGACGAATCCATTCCATTACTGCTTGCGCACCAGAGGGTACAATTGGATCATATAGTTCAATTGATATATCATCCCAAGTAGTTTTACCTTTATAATATCTTTGAATATTGATATGGTCAAGGGTTTTCTTTTCACTTTTTGGTGATGGTCTCTTGCACTTCTTAATCAAGAAACTTGGGATACCGTCACAATATAATATAAATCTATTCTTTACTTTTGGTTCAAATGTAGTAAAGAATATTTCGTTGCTATTTAGTAGATCTGCCATAATTTTAAATCCTTATTTGTTGTTTATTATAAATATAAATAAAAGAATATATTTTTGATTTTTATAGTTATTTTTTAAATAGTTATACCATATACGAACCAAAAACTAATTATGTCACGATCTAAAAATTCAAAAAATTGGTTGACTATACATTGCAAATTTTGTAATGGTGTGTTTGAATGTAGGGTAAGTAAACCAAAAGTCTTTTGCAGTAAGAAGTGTAGTAACAGTGATAGTTCTACAAAACAAAAGATAATTGACGGACAAAAAAAGACTTTTGACAAAAAATATGGTGGACATCCAATGACAACGGATGTGGTAAAATCTAACTTTAAATCTGCAATCCTTGAAAAATATGGAGTGGATAGTTATAGCAAACTCCCAGAATATAGAAATAAAGTTAAAAAAACAATGTTAGAAAAGTATGGGGATGAGAATTATTCTAATGTAGAACAAACTAAATCTACTATGATGGATAGATACGGAGTAGATAATGCAGCTAAGATCAAATCCGTGATTGATAAACGATCACATACTAAGAAATCAAACCACTATGAGTTCCTAATTAATTACTGTAATAGTAACAAGTTACAATTTCTGTGTGATGAAGTGGATTATAAAGGTTACCACTTTAGTAATATTTATAAATTTAAATGTGATGTATGTGATAAAACACTCGAAAGTACAGTTTATAATTTAAACAATCTATTCTGCGATTATTGTCACCCAGAGAAAATCACTACAGTTGAAAATCAATTTTATAATTTTCTACAAGAAATTTTACCGAAAGATACAGTCATTAAACGAAATGATAGAACCATATTAAATGGAAAAGAACTGGATTTTTATATACCAAATCTAAACCTTGCGTTTGAAATTAATGGATTATACTGGCACAGTGAAAATGGTGGAGGTATCAATAAAAATTATCACCTAAACAAAACAAAGTCTTGTAGTTTTTATGGCATTTCATTGATTCATATATTTGAAAATGAATGGATTAACAAAACGGAGATTGTTAAATCAATAATCAAAATATTAACAAAAACAAATAATCTTGTTAAAATTAATGCAAGAGAATGTAAAATCAAAGAAGTAAATGAATGTGATAAAAATAAATTTCTAAATGATAATCATTTGCAAGGCGAAGACAAATCCACAATCAAATTGGGAATGTATCTAAAAGATGATTTAGTAAGCATTATGACTTTTAGAAAAACTTCACGGTTTGATAAAACAAGTGAATGGGAATTGGTAAGATTTTGCAATAAAATTAATACTATAGTTAATGGCGGCGCAAGTAAATTATTAAAACATTTTATAAAACATTATAATCCAAAAAATATTGTCAGTTATAGTGATAGAAGATATTTTACCGGCAAAATTTATGAAACTTTAGGATTCAAATTCGTAAGTCATACACCTCCTAATTATCATTATCTAATTAATAATTATAAAGATATTAGACACCGCATGAGTTTCCAAAAACATAAATTAGAAAAATTATTAAAAATATACAACCATTCGCTTAGCGAATGGGAAAATATGAAAAATAATGGTTATGATAGAATCTGGGATTGTGGTCACGGAAAATATTTTTTAACTATTTCACTATAAAATCTTGACAGGACTTACAGACTTTGTATAATTTGCTTATGCATTGCGCTTGATGCGCTTTTAATTGTTTAAACTTTGTTTTTTATCGTACAGGTTTATAATTTCCTGTTTTAGTTTTTCTATATAATTCCTGTTTCTTAAGATTTTAAATACTAAGTTTTCAGTGCTTAATTCTCCTGATTTATCTAAACCTGCTTGGCGCATATCATAAACATCTTTAACTATTGATTTAAGCTTATCAATATCTTGCGCTTTAAGCGCAGAATTAATTTTTCTGACAAAATCATTATATTTTTCTTGAATTTTTTCTTTATCAATTTCAATATTTTCTTTTTGCGGTTCACTTAACCATTTATCTTGCATTAATGAATACACTCCGGTAGATCTATTTTCTTTAGTTACATCTTGAATATAAACTTCAACATTGTGTTGTTTTACATGTATATCATGTTCATCGTTCCATTTTGATTTAAGAGCATTTACTAATTTTTCAACAAGCTCTACATTTTCATCAACATCTTTGAAATCTATTACTACATGCACATCAAAGTCACTTGTATCTGACCAATTATAATTTGCTAAACTACCCACAAACAATATATCTTTCAAAGGCGCATCAGTTTCTGTATCCGCATAGAAATCTTTGCCTATTTGCAATAGTTTTTCTTTAATTTCCGGTTTTAATTTTAAATTATCCCAGATAGCTGGATTTAATATATCGTTGTAAATTCTAACCTTCATATTTTTATTTTAGCCTTTAGTTCATCTATGGCTTGATGTGCGTCTGTGAAAATGATACCATTACCGCCAGAAGCAATAAATGATTCTATATTTGGCGATAAATCGTCTATTAAGATACTATTTGCAGTTGCGTGTTTGGCTTTACTTTTGCCAGAATCGCTAAAAATTATAGAAATTGGTCCAGACCAATGTGTTCTTAACCATGTTCTTTTACCTGATTCTATATTTTTAATATAATCTACTGCTTCTTGACGGGGATAATTTTTCAATATTTGTCCAGCACTTGTACTGGTTAAAAACTTCAATTTGAATCTACCATCTGTTGCAATAGTGGTTAATTCTGTTTTAAAATAATCAAATTCTGGCATTGTATCCATTGTTGACCAGAATTTTTCGCCTTCTTGTAAAATTACATTCCAAAATTCTTTTGTTCCGTTGGATGCTTCAAATTCTTTTGGTGGTGTACTTGTTAATTTTTCAAATTGTTTTTCAAAGTCACATAGCACTCCGTCCATATCGCAATATATTGTTATTTCAACATTATTTTCCAATAAATTTGCGTCAAAAATTTCTTTTACTATAGACTTTAATTTTATCATATGATATAATAAATAGTAACAAAAAATACTATAATCCGTACCTTTTTCTTGTAGCATTATAATTTTGAAGTATTTCATTTGCATTTAATAATCTGCTGTAAATTTGTATATTAGATACAGAGCCGGACCAATAAGCACCGGTGGGTCTTCTACCTATTTGAATAGTATCTGTAGTTGTCGCATATACTGATCCGCCTAATGTACCTGTACCATTACTTAAAACACCATCTATATATATTGATGTTGTATTACTTCCAAGAGTTGTTGTATTAGTTGTATATACTGATACTATATTTCTCCAAGTATTATTATTGACTGTTGCTGTACTTGATCTGTTATAAGTATTAATACCAGTAGAACCTTTTGTAGTACCAGAAACTGTTCCTGAGGAGTCAAATTGAAACAGCCAACCAGCAGTAGAAGCAGTTGCACCTTTAGAAATAATAACACCACCTGTAGAAGAAGTAGTTTTTATCCATAAACTCACAGTAAATGTGACATTTGCAAATTGAAAAGTTGTTCCGGTATTAACTGTATCTACATAATCATTTGTACCATCAAAAACTATACTACCACCATTTGCACTATTGAAAGTTGGTCCATTGGTTAATGTACCGGTATTATTATTTTGACTTAAATCATACCAAGTAGTTCCTGTTCTTGGATAACTTTTATTATTAGCCGCATCCAAATATAATACTAATCCATTTGATATAATTTTTGGTCCTCTGGATAATGACATATCTTATAATTATCTGCCAAATCTACTTTTAGTAGCATTATAGTTTTGAAGAACTTCTGATGCAGTTAATACTCTATTATAAATTAAAAATTGAGGTATGTTACCATTTATATACGCAAGACTATCTCTTATATCTGCACCAATTACAAAATCGTTTGTACTTATACTTGCATTAAATCCTGCTGTACCGGTACCAGAAGAATATCCATCAATATAAAATGTACCATTTGTAGAATTTTTTGTAAATCCTAAATATTGATAAATATTTGGTGATAATGTACCTGCCGATTGAATATAATTAAAAGCTATAGAACCATTATAATCCCAATATTGTAATCTAGAATTGGATTGTTGTAATTGAGCTTCAGAATCCGCATCTGAAGGACTTCTTCCTAAACTAAATAATATACTATATGCACTAACAGAAACGAATTTTGCCCATAACAATATGGTATATGTCGATGAATTAAAATTATTTAGCGATGAACGATAAATATAATCATTTGTGCCATCAAACACAATACTGCCCATATTTGCTGCGTTAAATGTGGGTCCATTGGTTAATGTGCCATTATTGCCATTTCCGCTTAAATCTGTCCAAGTTGTACCTGACCCAGGATAACTTTTATTATTTGCTGCGTCTAAATGTAATATCAATCCATTTTCATTTATATCTGGTCCAATTTTTCCTGACATATATTTTATAATTATCTACCAAATCTACTTTTTGTAGCATTATAGTTTTGTAATATTTCAGCTGTACTTAATGCTCTGTTGTATATGAGGGTCGTTGATATATTTCCGATAAATGGATAAACACCACCACCAAAAGGAGACCGTCCAATCCAAACAGCATATGATAATGTTGTTATACTTGTGGTATCAGAACCGCTATTATTTAAGATACCATTAATATATAAATTTTGCGTTCCACCTGGTCCGGTTCTTACTGCACATATATGATACCACTGATTATTATTAATTGCATATGTACTACTAACTCCACTATATCCGCCTCCACTAACATCAAATGTTACAAGACCAGAACTTTGAACTATATATAATCTATAATTCCAAGTGGAAGCTCCTGTAACAGATTCATCCGCTATAATTGCTCTATAAGTACTAACATTAGTAGATGCCTTCACCCAAGCAGATAAAGTTAGAGAACCTAAATTAAGACTACTATTACTTCCACAATTGACATAATCATCCGCCCCATCAAATACAATAGATCCTCCGTTTGTACTACTAAAAGTAGGACCATTCGTTAATGTACCGTTATTACTATTTTGACTTAAATCTGACCAAGTTGTACCTGACCCAGGATAACTATTTCTATTAGCAGCATCTAAATACAATACCAAACCATTTGTTATTATTTTTGGTCCGTAAAACATAAATTATTTATTCACTGATAAAACCCAAGATTTTGTTGATTCGTCCCAAGTATACAATTTTCCGTCGTTTGGATGTGAAAGTGGAGGATTCCATAAACAAGATTGTTCGTCTAAAATCCAACTTGGATATGGTTTGGGTGCTATAAATGCGTCTCTAATTGGATCGTAAGTAAATCCTAAACCTGCGTAATTTTTACGAAAAGAAATTCCTCCATTTTTATGTACGCCACCTATTGTATTGTAACTAGTGCGTTTACATAATTGTCCACGAATATCCCCATAATATCTTTCCCAGTCAAAATTACTTTCGTCTTTACCAACAATAACTTCGGTAACTATATAGTTTTCATTTAAAAATGCGTAATGTGCCATATTATTTCCTTTTTATTAACTAAATGTTACTGTTCCTGTGCCTGCTGTTATGGTATATATTTTATATCCTGATACGGATGTTGACAATAAACTTGTTAAACCAACACTAAATGATGCAGTTCTTAAATTTGATATTTTTATAATAACTATTCCTGATCCACCCGACGCAGCTGCTGCTGGTGTATTGGGGCTCTCATTTCTTGCCCCACCACCACCACCACCACCTGTATTAGTTACGCCAGCAGTAGCATTGCCGCTCGGTGCGGTATAAACACTATTTTTTCCACCGCCGTCACCACCGCCGCCTAAGCCGCCGGTACCTCCAATAGCAACAGTTGCTCCGACTCCTAAACCGCCTGCAGCGCCGCCACCCGCATAGTATGTTGCGGACCCAGTAATACTGGATTGTAATCCTATGCCACCATTTCCACCTTGGTAGGTACCTACTCCACCGGCTCCGCCAACTGCACCGGCTCCACCGCCACCGCCCGATCCATTTTCACAACCACTACAATTAGCACTACTACCGCTATTACCTTGATCTGCAGTGCCGGCGCCGGCACTTGTAGTACGATATCCTGAACCACCACCTGATCCACCACTTGACCCTATCACACCACCACCGCCTATAGCACCCCCACCACCGCCTATAGCGGTATTAGTATGAAACACTGAATTGCTACCATTTAATCCGGAAGCATTCGTTCCACCGGCATTACCTCCAGCACCAACTGTAACAGTATACGGTGTATTCAAAGATAATGTTAAACCACTACCTGTAAGCATACCACCGGCACCGCCACCGCCACCGCCGGTATAAGCTGCTGTAATTGATCCGCCACCGCCGCCGCCCCCACCAGCAACGACTAAATATTCAACAACAGCTGATATCGCAGTATTTGTTGAATTATATCTGGATGTGCTTAATGTTTTAATATTCATATTAACTTATTTCTGTGCCGAATAGGTTAAATGATTGGCTAATGGATGATGCGTAAACTTGAACTTTATCATATTGTCCAAGCGTCATACCGATTGTTAATGCTATACTATCGTTTGCAGGTACAACAGTATCATATGCCAAATAACTTTTAGCTTGAAGTGATGAACCTGATGATAACACTGCGATTCTGAATGTACCATTTGTTGCGGCTAAATTGGCTATATTTAGTGTTGAACATACTGCGGATGTTGCGGCAGGTACAGTATATAAATCGGTACTGGATGTTAAAGCAGGATTTGATTGTCCTAAAATTTTATATGATGTTGCCATATTCTATATATATTTTTAAATTTTGATTTACCCCAACAAAAATGGATGAAATGATTCTCCAGAAGGAGCATTTATAACATAACTAGATGATACAGCATAACTAGCAGATTGCGCAGTAGTTTGTACCTCTTTATAATTTAATACATTTACATACACTCTGTCTACAGAAGCACTTAATGCGCCAGAACCGCTTAATGGTTGTCCACTTGCAGTCATCTTTCTGATTTTTAATGATGTATCGCTTAGTTTTTCAACACCATAATCAACAGTACTATCATTTATACCACCAACCAATCCAATATATTTAGTAATTAATTGATTTAAATTTCCATAATTTTCAAACTCTGATGTTTGTGGTGTAAAATTAGTGGTATATCTAGCTACACCTTTTGTTATTCTTAATTCATCTAAATAACCTTGATACAAATATGATGTATTGTAATATCCACCAATAGACAAATAAGTTCCAGAACAATTACCGGTGGTTGTTCCTGAACCAACTGATGTACCATTAACATATAATGTAGATGTTCCTGAATTTCTTACTAAAGCAATATGATACCAAGTATTTGTTGTTATTACCGCCGTGCTTGAACCTAAATTAGTACCAGCAACATTAGCACTTAATCCGCCATTCAAAGTTCCACCAGAACTATTACCACCTTGGTATAACAATATACCGCTAGTATAAGTTGTTTTTAAACCGCCCGCTGTATCGGATGTTTGTAAAAATCCTCTTTGAGTTGCGGATGATACATCTGATGAATAAATCCAAAATTCAACGGTAAAATCTCCAGTACCAAATGCGAAATTGTTTGAACTGTTTGTGCTCAAATAATCGCCGGTACCATCAAAATAAGCACTTGTTCCTCCAAATTTACTTTGAGCCGTACTTATTTGTGAATTACCATTAACTGTAAATGATTTTGTAACCGGACTGTTGTCTATAAATGTAGTGCTTCCATCACTGCCACTAAAATGCATTAATAAACTACAACTAGAATAATATGTATCGCCTCCTACAATAGATGCGCTATTCCATTCTTCTATGACACTAACATCCCATTTATTTCCTGATAAGTCTAAACCTGTTATTGTATTTTCTTGACTGGTAGTTACATTATATAGTATTGTTTGATTAGAAATACTACCAGTTTGAATTCCTCCCAATACATAACTAGCTGTTAATGCATAACTACTAGTTACCATCACATTGGTATAATCCAATACATTAACATACACTCTGTCTACAGAAGCACTTAATGTACTACCAGAACCACTTAGTGGTTGACCAGTAGCAGTCATCTTTCTAATTTTCAATGAACTGTCACTAAGTTTTTCAATTCCGTAATCTACAGTACTATCATTTATACCACCAACCAATCCAACATACTTGGTTTCATATTGAGGAAGTTGATTTGGAAATTCAATTGATTGTGTTGCAAAACTAGCAGTGTATCTAGCTACACCATTCGTTATTCTTAATTCATCTATATAACCAATAAAATAACCACTGCTTATAATTTGGCCAATTGTTAAGGCGGATGTAGATGTTAATGTAGTTCCTCCTGTATATGTAGAACCTTCTTGAACACCATTCAAAAATAATTTATATGCACCAGCTGTACCGGATACTGTAATGTGATACCAAGTATTAGTTAAAATGGTTGTAGTGCCTATAATATCCTGTCCATTTCCTGATAAATTTACATTTACTATACCGTTCAATAATTGAAGCACCCAACCATTTGTAGCATCTTGATAATTAGTAACTAAAACTCTCTGATCAGATACCGAAGAAAAATATGCCCAAAGTTCAACTGTAAATGTTCCTGATGCAAAATTAAATTCCGCATTATTTGGAATTGAAACATAATCATTTGTACCGTCAAAAAATCCACTTGTTCCGCCAAATTTACTTTGCGCAGTACTTATTACCGCACCATTATTTGATGTTGCTGTTTTTGTTCTTGGACTATTATCGGTGAATGTGGTGCTTCCATTACTGCCACTAAAATGTAAAAGTAAGCTACAACTTGGATAATAAATGTCACCAGAAACATTATTCCATTCTTCTATAACACTAACTCCCCATTTATTGCTTGACAAATTTAAACCTGTTATAACATTATCTTGTGATGTAGTAACATTATATAAAATTGTTTGATTTGCAATGCTACCTGTTTGAACTGCACCACCGTTTCCACCAGAACCACCATTCATTGCGTATGATGCGGTTACTGCGTAACTGGATGTACCTTCAAACAGTGATCCTGTTGAAATTAAACTGGGTGATACTTTTGTTTTTCCTAGTGTAGGCATATTCTATAAATATAGTAAATTATTTTATAACCCAAACCTTCCTTTTGTAGCATTATAATTCTGTAATACTTCCACATCGGTTAATTCTTTATTATATGATCTAAACGAACCAATGCTACCAGGAAATTTATAACCAGAATCACCTCTCAAACCAGAAATTCGGCCGTTACCACTATTGAAATTCCTATTTGCTGCGATTTCCGATGA